TTCCAGTCAATGGTAATTTCAGTGCCAACTTCTTTGGCCATAACTGCTTCATACTCTAAACTACCAAATAAGTTTTCCCAACTCATAGCAAATGAATTACCTTTTGCTTGTTTTTCTCGGATATAACGATCAGTCATTATAGGTCTTAATTGTCCTACAATAGTTTCATTACCCATATTCAACGCACGAATCGCACTTGGATACAGTGAGTTAATATCAACTGACCCAATATAATCATGTAGTCCTTTACGTGGATATGCTACATAAGCACCTGCGGCCTGTGTATCCTCATCTGTTAAGCGTTCTCTCCTATTAGGAACTACTAGCCCACGTTCATGTGCTTCGTTAATAATTGCTTGTTCAGTAACAGCAACAGCACCCATTGTTGTTTGTAGTAGCACGGTGTTTGCGTGTGCTAGTTCATTTGCTAGATCTAAGAATCTAAGTTTATCATCTAGTTTTTTAAGTAGTAATGTATCCTGTCTGTTATACTCAATAAACGTTTCAAAGTCATTGTTGTATAATTGATCTAAGGTGCCTTCATAAGGTGTTTTACGTTCTTGTAGTTCATGCTCACCAATAGCATCCAAACTATATGAATGTCGTTCTTCATAGGTATACTTACGATACAGTTGCATATAGTCCATGTGTACACGACCAATAATATCAAATGTAATGTTCTCAGCACCAAAGCGTTCAAATGTACGCTTCTTAGGTAGTTGATCCCATAAGCAGAAACGGCGTGTGTCGTCTTTACTAAGCACTCTAGTAACACGATTGACAGTGTAGGGTATATCATAGCCCTCTGAGTTCCAACCACTCAGTATATCAGCATCTTCTATAATACCTAAAAACGTTTCTAATAGATCTTCTTCACGGTCAAACAAGTAAGTATCTTCAAACTTAGCCACAGTTGCTTCTGCATCTGCTCGGCTCATTTTAGGTGGCGGAAGTACTAGTGTAATCATTTTTTGTAACCAAGTACAATAAACAGATATTGCTGTGATAGCATTAAATGGATCAGCTGGACTTGAATATCCACGTTCAGGATCAAAGTCAACCTCAATATCAAAAAACGCTACATTAAGTTCTGGTGCATCTACATTCATGTAGTTGCTGGACAAACAACGGAACACAGGGTTAATGTCTGACTCATACAATGTTTTATCACTGTTGATGCGTTGTTCTTTGTGAAACTCTTTTGAGTTGTGTGTTTTAAATCTAGTTACAGGCTCATTGTATATTGACCTGTGTTTACCTTTAGGATCAGCATAATAGAACACATATTCAGCAGGAAACGTTTGAAATACACGCTCGCCGTTTTTACGTTCTACTACGTGTATTTTATCTGCTTGCCTATCAAACCATGCGTCTATATAACTCATTTGTCTCCTTTAGTATAGTATTGTACACTATTATACAAGTCATAGTCAATCTTTAATTGCTCTCGTATTCTCCTCAAAATCTGTCCTTTAGTGTCAATTATATGATTAAGTTTATCTAATAGCTCTTTCCAATCACCGTGTGTATGATGTGTTGGGCTAGTAGGTTTATGAGTTAACGGTTTATTTTCTTCAAACCAATGTTCTACAGTTTCTTTGAGGGTTTCATCACACTTAAAAAATGTTGTACGTTCTAGTGGAATGCCTTCTATAAAACGTGCTTGTAGTTCAGTGTGTTCGTCATGAGCACCACCTGGACCAACTAATAAGGATAATACATCAGGATTATCAAATATAGGGTTATTAGGTTGAATCTGAGTGTATCGTTTTAACCATTCGCATATACCGCTAACTAATCGTTTGCGTGGGTCTCTTAGTATTACTAGATAACGATAATCATCGGGAAGTGGATTATCAATAAAGTTGTGCTGAGCACCACCGATGGTAGACTTTGCCCATTCAGTGGCATTTTTAGGAATGTTAACATAAACAAGTTTGTCCTCATGTCTAACCAAGCATGTCCCAAATGCGTGACCACGCCACCTTGTTTTATGTAGTGAATCTTTCTTCATTTATCTCCGATCATTTAAGGCTGATCAACCACTTCATGCTCGTTAGTGAGCGAATCTAGTTACCACCAGTGTAGGGCAACTCCAAATCCAAATATATTTACCACTGCAAAGTAACTTGTTAATACCAATGGCCACGCAAGTCCTCTGCGTAAGTATGCGTAAGCACCTGCTACACTGCCTACAAAAAATCCTGGATACACTATGGCCATATTAGGTGCATCCGCTGTTATGGCCAAGTATAAACTGGCCGCAACAGTAAAAACAAAACTAGTTAACTCAAAACCAAATGCTGTTGGGTCTGAACGATAGCTCTGTTTCCAAAACTGTTTAACATTCTCCAATTAAATGGTGTGTCCAACAGTTGATAAAATCTCTTCTAGTAATTGATGATCTTGTTGTTCTCTAGTAAAATCTGCTTTGTGTGCAACTTTAATTGCTTTATTAAGAATACTAGGTTTGATTTGTAGTTCTTCTGCTACTGCTTTAACTGTATCACGTAGGCCTTCGTTAAGCGTTTCAACTTCACGCATTACCTGCATACCTTCGTTGACTAGTTGTGTTAATTTGATCTTTTGATCACCGCTAAAAGTAATTGTGTCTGACATATAATTCTCCTTTACCTATACAATTATATAGTCAGATTACAAGAATGTCAAACATTTTTGGTTAACTAACGTGTTAAGAGTTTTTGTAGGTCTTGTTTGAGTTTTTCAATCTCTTGATCTTGATATCTGTCTTGAAGATCATTATTGCCAAGTTTCTTACTATGTTCTTTATCTACTAAGTCTTGTGCTTTAATGTCTGCTTCTTCTTCGTCGTTTTCTTGATCTAAGCGATTAATGTCTTGAGTTTTTTCAGAATCTTTATCTGCAACAAAAGTAACTAAACTTGCTAGTGGATCACCTTTAGTTTGTGCGCCATACTTTAAGCCTGCCTTTTTAAGAGCTACTTTAGTTTTAGCATCTAGTTTACTTTGATCAATTGCGTCTTCTTCTTTATCTTCTTGTTGTAGTAAGCCTGCTGTACCACGTTTTGTTTTTGCTAACGCCATTAAATCATCATTGTCTAATGGACCAATACCGTTAACATCTTTGCGTGTAGGCATGCCTAGGTCAATCCAAAGTTTAAATTCTTTTTCTGTTGGTCTTGAGTATGGTGACCAGTCCATTGATACTTCTTTGCCATCTTTAGTAGCAGAGTGACTAATTTTTATTACATCATCATAGTCTTCATCGTATGACGAGTATTTCCAACCTTTGTATTCCATTGGTCTCATCATACCTTCTTCTACTGATTCATTTGCGTCTGTTATACCAAAACGTTTTTCTAAGAAGTCTTTATCATAACTATCTAAAAACTCTTCATAGTCTACGTCAAAATATGGTAATGAGTTAATAAAATCTTTTAATAGTCCTTTACTATTTAGATATTCTACTGCGTCAATTGCTACTGCGTCTTGATAACCTTCTTTGTCATCAAAGAATACTCTCAGCATGTTAAGGATTTGACGTGCTTGTTCGTCTGTTGGTTTAACGTCTTCTAAACCTTCCTTAACTTTGTTTTTCTTGCCCATAATTCCAAGATCATCTGTGTATTTTCTAGGATTGTTGAATCCAGGTTGACGGTAATTCTTTTCTTTTTCTTCGTCATCACAGTGACAATCGTTTTCGCATGTATCACATTCACCTTCTAAGTTTAATACTTTATCTTTCTGAATTTCTTTAGCACGTTCTATGTCAATGTCTTTTAGTTTACCTGGACCCATTCTATAGTCACGATCTTCTAATTTGTCTTGTATCCAATTAACATTACCAAACAAGTCAGCAGTTTTATCGCCACCATCTCTGTTAGCTTTCCATAATGATAACAAGTATCTTGCTTCATCATATCTAACAGGAAACTGTTCTGGACCTACACTAAGGTCAATGTCTTTACTATCTTTAACAGCATGAATTAACTGCTTAATAGTTTCAACACCTGCCGCGGCACCGTATGCTGATTCTGTAATTACGTCGTTTGGGAATAGTTGATCAATTAACATAAAAGTATTTATCCTATGGTCTTTTTATAGGTCCACCAAAGATACTAGTACCTTTCATGTCCAATGCGTTGTCTGATGGCTTTTGTTTTTTAGGTTTAGGACCTTTATAGCCAGTTACATGTGGGTTTGCCAC